GAGGTAAGTGAGAGTGAGAGGGTAGAGTTGCAGCAATTTTTTCTTGATGAGTTTTTGAGGTATGGGAAGTTTACGGCGGCATGCAATCGGTTAGCTTCGCGTGGTGAGCAGTATACGGAGGCGGTTGTGGGGCAGTGGATCGAGGAGGACCCGGCGTTTAAGGTTGAGTTTGAGAAGGCGAAGCGGATAGTGGCGCGGGTGGGTGCCGTTAAAGCAGAGGAGTTTCTTAACCAGGCAGGGTCCGGATTACAAAAGACCGGCAAGGACTCCGGCATATCCAACGCCAATGTTATCGCTGCACATATGGTACTCGAGGCCGATGATAAAGCCAAGTGGTCAAGCAAGGTGCCTGCGGAAAAGACTGACGATAGGAAGATAACCGTGATAATCGAGCATTACGGAAGTAACACGAAAGTAGATTCGATTGATTCATCGGAAGTAAAGGAATTAGCGAGTGGTAACAGCGACACAGAATAGAGAGTTAATATCATACGATACGGATGGCGGGTTACATCTTAACTTGAACCCGGCGCAGCAAGCCGTGGGACTTAGCCAGAAAAGGTTTGTGGTTCTCCTCGGAGGAACACAGCTCGGTAAGACCTCGTACTGCCCGTGGTGGTTGTTTAACCGGATAAGGGAAACGTGCCGCAAAGAGGAGTTGAACGATTACCTGGTTGTCACCGCGACATATCCGTTGATGAACCTTAAACTGTTGCCGGCCTTTACGGAAGTGTACGAGGACATATTAAAACTCGGCAAGCTAAATAAAAGCGAGAAGGTCATTTATTTCAATTACAAAGGCGCGAAGGGGCGCATTATCTTTTGTTCCGCTGAGAACCCTGAGTCTATGGAGAGCGCGACGGCGAAGGCGGCGGTACTTGATGAGTGCGGCCAGGTGCAGTTCCGCAGGGAGGCGTGGGAGGCGATACGGCGCAGGTTGTCCTTGAACAGAGGGCGGGCCCTGCTGATCACGACGCTGTATACCGGCGGCGGGTGGATTAAGACAGATTTCTACGACCACTGGAAAAAAGATGATGAAGTTGGCCAGGACATAGATATATTCCAGTTTCCATCGACGGTTAATCCCAAATTTGCCGAAGAAGAATATGAAAGCGCGAGGTTGTCATTACCCGATTGGAAGTTCAAATTACTCTATATGGGGGAATTTGCCAATGCAGTCGGACTTATATATGACGCTTTTAATACCGATGTTTGCTTACTTCCGAGGAGCCGTTGGCCGGTGCTGGATTCATGGCCGCGCTACTGTGGCATGGACTTCGGCACCGACACCGCTGCCATGTTCTACGCCATCGACCCGGCCACAGGATATATCTACGCCGACCGCGAATACCTCGCTAAAGGACTGACTACGCAGCAACACGCCGACAACCTCCGCGCCATGTCGAAGAACTGGCAGATCGTTAAATGCTGCGGCGGCAAAGGGGATAAGGGCGATGATGGCTGGCGCGGTGACTTCACGGCGGCCGGCTGGCCCTGTCAGATGCCGTCAATTCAGTCCGTGGAGATCGGCATACAGCGCGTCTATACCCTGCATAAACTGAATGAACTGTTTGTTTGTTCTGACCTCTATGAATACCTGAAAGAGAAGCAATCTTACAGTTATAAACTGGATGACGATAATCAGGCGACCGGGGATATTGAAGGGAAACAACGCTATCACTTAATGGACAGTGAACGCGGTATCTTATCAGGTTTCACCCGTAACTCAACGAATTTTAAGTTAAAGCCTATCAGGGTTAGTTATGGGTACTAAGGAGATTTAATATGGATGTTGATTTTCGCACATGGAATAACTTGTTTACATCGCTGCACGATAAGCAGGACGCGGCGATGGACCTGTACTGGTTGAAAGAGTATGTACTGAAAAACGACAAGACAGGGAAGGCAGCCAAGGGCGTTACCAATATCACCATGAACGACCCGATGATATTCGGGGATACTTACATGGCGTTCATGGCCGCGGATAAACGCAAGATTGAAGTCACCGGTGTTGATGAAGCATATCAGCATAAGATTGAGGAGGATTTCAATCTGTGGTTTGACCTTGCGGATGAACGCAACGAGGCCAAGCAATACGGTTCGTTGGGTGCCTGCATGGACTTTGAGGCAGGGTTCCGCGGCGCAATCTGCTCTTTGCCGATAGTGAACCAGGAAAAGGATAAATACTTCATCGACATCATGCCGACATCTTCCCGGTGGACGTTGTGGGAACTCGGTGAGCGCGGCGTTAAACGGTTTGCTTATATCGTCCGCATGGATAAGTCCGAAGCGGAGGATACCTTCCAGAAAAAGATAGAGGTAAATTCTAAACAGGTGAACTTGTATATCTATTGGGATGATAAGATTTATGGTGTTTACCTGGGGAATTTGAGTAGCATACAGGGCACCGGTAAAGCGCTAAGAGAAGTTGAACACGGGTTAGGATTCTGCCCTGCCGTGGTGACGCGCGTAACGAAACTCGCTAAAACGATGTCCAGTGAAGGTGATGCGTTGCTGGATATAGCACGCAGCTATCCGAATATTTATGATCCTGTAATTAACCTGGTGCCGGCCATCAACCATGCGATGTCAACCTGGGCATCACTGGCCGACCGTCAATTCTTCGCACCGCTGGTTATCAAGACTGAGGCCGGTTGGGCGCTGGATGTTGGAGATCCCGACGAATACTTTGGCAACAGTTTTATCCTGCCGATGGGGTTGAAGGACAGCATTGAGAATGTGCCGACTCCGGAGGTCACGGCGGCGCAACAGGCTATTTACCAGCAGATCGTCGTCCACTGGCAGAAGGCCACTTTCCCTGATACGTCTTATGGCTCCGTTCCCGACAGAATGAGCGCGTCCCTTTACTTCGGCATGGAAGATAATGTGCAGAAGATACTTGATCCGAACAAGAACGCCAAGAACAGGCACTTCAAGGGCATTATGCGCTCTATCCAGCGCCAGCTCGCAGGCAACTGCTACCAGACGAAAGTTAGCGATGACGATGCTATTGAAATTAAGCAACGCGAATTATACAAAGAGAAATTCAGTGTGGTGGTATCCCATAGTTCCACGTCCTCGCAGAAGCAGTTAGCTTTAGCGCAGCAGGCGCGGGTATATAAAGAACTCGGGTATCCGCAGAGTTACATTATGACCCAGGTAATGAGGGAGGACGACCCTTTGAATCTGATCAGGCAGGCCAAGATGGACAGGTTGTATGCCATGATACCGGCGGCAGAGGTCTACGACTCGCTGATGGCCGATATGGACGATATATCGGAAAAGCAAAAGGCTTATGGACGCAGGCTGATTATTATGAAGGCGCTGGAAAAACAGTTTGACATGGAGGCAGGGGCTCTTAACCAGGTGCCGAACCCCGCCTCTCAGCCGGCAACGGAGCCGATAGCGGGCGGCGGCGGGTCTATCAACCAGCAGGCGGCCATGCAGAGGAAACAGACCGGCCAGCAGGACTTGACTACGCAGGCAAGACCGAACAACCTCGGCAAAGGAGGTCAGTAAATGAACCAGATAACAGGCAAAGATATTCTTGACATGGTAGTGGGTAAACTTGCGCCTGAAAAGGTGAAGCAACCCAAGATAGTGAATTTACTGGAATTGCTGGCGCAGCAACCTACTCAACCAATGATGCAGGTGAACCCTTCAAAGATAGCGCCTCCTGAAGTTGAACAGACACCGGAGAATATCGGCGCGTCAATAGCTGATACGGGTAAACCGCCAAGGAAGAATTATAACTTCCTGAAGGGAGGCAAGTAATGTCACAGCGATGGGCGGCATCAGTGGCAATGGCACAAAATGCCAGCGGTGGGCCTGCCCGGACGGCCCCGACAGCGACATTCGACGGTGGATATTTATTGAACACCCCCGGCGGCCAGTATGAGAACAAAGCTACCGCGGCGCAGATAATAGAAAAACGGCAATCCGGGGAAGGATGGGAGGGTGATAAGGGGGCAGCAGGTGTTATCATCAGCACCCCTACCGGGCAAATGTCAAACGGTATGCCGGTATTTTCTCGGCAAACCGCGCTGGGTACTGATTTAGGGCGGACAGTAAATGGGCCATTGCCAACTACGCCTTTGTTGTCTGCAATACCATTCGCTAAACCATCTTTACTGCGAAGAAGTTTTGCAATGGACAGCGCTTTACCCCCCATACCTAAGTTCAAATGGGGAAATCCCTATAACAGTGAACCGATTTATCCGATACAGTAGGTAAATATGGCTATTAAACCAGATGAATTAAGACCGATAACCATAGGGCCGGACGGAAAACCGTTAGTGGATGCGCCTATACAGGTGCAAGAACCTGACGAGGATGCGCCGCCGACCGCCGCCGTTCCTTCTCAGAATGTGCCGAGTAATTGGTCAAATCAGTTAAGACAGCGTGTTACCGGATCTCCGGTTATCCCCGCTGAAGTGGCACAACAGATGCCGGTCTGGCATAAGCGCACAGGGGCGTATGAACAGGGGCCATCCGCCGCGCAACCTCAATTTGGTATATGGCAAAATGCCCCTTCCCAACGTCCTGACGTTCCTGCCATTTATAAGAAAGCTGGTGTGCCGTTAAGGACCGGCGACAAACTGTTACCGGAAAGTGCATTTGACCATAATATCCCCTGGGCAGTGAAACTTCCTGATGGTAGAGTTATCCAGGCTGTTAATCAGCAGGAATTTGGGAAGTTGCTTGCCCGTATGCTTTTTGAAAAGGGGCCGGTGCAGGATGACAATATACAGGAACCGACGCATAATTACAGTGCCAATGATATAGCGGCGGCACTTGATGCTGGCGATGATGCGGGGGCCGACTGGATGATGTATCAGAATTACAGGGCGGGTAATGTCACTGTCCAGCAATATGAGGACTTCGCCAATCACCGGAAAACTCTGGGCGAATTACTGGTAGAGAACCCTGATATAGGGAAATTCAACAATAACCCGATCAAAGAGAAGATTCAATACATCAGCGCACAGGATTACAACGAGTGGGCGAATGAACGCAACCGCGGACTGACCGATAACCATGTCTCTTTCCAAGAAGCGCATGATGATGTTGAAAAACTATCCTCATACCTGTGGCAAGTTAAATACGCCAGGGCGCAGGAGTTCCGCAAGAAATACGCCGATGAAATAAGGCAGGGTGGGTTTGAACAGACGTTTAATGCTTACGGGAAGGGAGACCCGTACTATTTTCCTGAGTTGCCTCAAAACTTCCTTGACTGGACGGAGATACCCGATGAGTGGTTGATGAAGGATAGCAAGGGCGCAACAGTTATCGGTCTTGATGTCCCGCGATTCCCCGCGGCGCTAAAGGCACAATACGAGAAGGCACAGCAGGAACATGAGGCGTTTTTAACCTCGCAGTTACCTGACGGATATAAGGCCAAAATAGTGCAGGGCGGGTGGACAACGCCCAATTATCAGATACAGTTCTTTACGCCGGACGGCCAGATGATAACGGCAGACGGTTCACAGGTAGACCCGATGCTATTCAAAGGTTATTTCACTGATGCAGACATTGATGCGTTCAAACAGTGGGCGATTGATAACCCCGAATATTACGTTGACAGAATAAAGAAGCTGGCGCAACAAAACCCCGCTATGGCAAATGCCATTATCGCCATGTCATATCCTGAATATACCGTTGAACAGGTAGAAGGGGTAACGGGAATCCTATCAACACCGGACAGCGAAGCGGATAACTTGCAGGGAAAGATCACAGGCATTAGAAAGGCCGTGTCTGCACCTATGACAGATGTGGATAACATTAAAGCATTTCGCGCCCAGATCAAAAATTGGTTCCCCGAACTTCAGATTATTTCCGAACAGCAATCTGTCAAGCAATTTAACATGGCGAAGAATTTTATACAAACAAATATGCCCGATTTTATGAAAGCGTATTGGTCAGGGGCAGCAGGGATGGCATCTTCATTCGGAGGGATGTCATCTTATAGTGGCAACGAAGGTTTAGGCAATTTGTTAAGTTCCGCAGGGAACCTTGCTTCATCTGCACTAAAAACTAAAGAGGACAGACTTATTTACAATCTAATAGAAGCTGTCCCTGCAATCAACTTTTATGGCGCGCTTGGAACAGCCGTTGCTATGAGCGCAGGCGGTCTTATGGGAGTCTTGGGTTTAACTGCGCGGGCGACTGCCATGACAGGTGCGAAGGGATTTATAGCAAGGGCAGGGATAGTAGCAATGCAATCCTTGTTCGGGACTGCCGCGATGCGCCCGTTTGAGTCATGGATGGAAGCTGGTGATACTTATAACCAAGCACAACAAAATGGCTTCAGCAAAGATGATTCCATATCAGCAGCGAGTGAAGTATTCGCAGGGAATCTCAAGTTAGCAGGATTGGACTTCGTGCAACTGGCCGCGAGTTTTGTACCCCTCCCTGGAAATAATGCGGCAGTCCGCAATGCTGTTTTGAAAGGATTCTTGAAATACGGGAAAATCGGCACAAAGATTGGTGTCATAGGTTTATCTGAAGGTGGAGAGGAACTATATCAACAAAGCTTGCAGCGGCTTGCTTTAGGGGAACCCTTTGACCTAAATAATTGGGACGATGACATGAAAACCACCTTCCTTGTTGGCGCGATTATGGGCGGCATCATGGGCGGTGCCGGTGATATATTCGGTGCTAAATTTAATCAGAAGGCGAAGAACAAGATACAGGAAGTTACGGGGCAAACTGTTACCAATGATGAAGATGTAACTCGTATTCTAACAGAAACCCCCCAGGGCCAAGAAATAGTCAATGAGGTAGTGCAAGAAACCATACAGGAAACAATGGTAGACCAGATTGCTCTATCACAACAACGCATAAAGGCGATGAAGGCAAGAGAAACCGGGACGGTACTCCCCCCCCAAGGCGATATAGATGTTAGTAATAATCAACCATCACCTCCCCCTGAAAGTGGTACAGTACCGCCAAAGGGTACGCCTGAACCCGGCGCGACCCCGGCGACAGAGCCGCCCTCCGCTGGTACACCCGGCCCGGAGAAGCCTGCCCCGGCCACCACAGAGGGTACACCCGTACCCCCTAAAATAATCAATGTTGACGAGTTAATGAAGGCTAAACTTGAAAAGCATAACGCTGCTTCTGGACTAAAGATAGGGGACAGAATAGTTGACCCTTTAACAGGGAAAAGGGGAACTGTAACTGAATTACCAGAAGGTAGAGCGTGGAATTATGGCTTAACTCTTGATGGTGAAACCAAACAAGTACCAAGAAACAATATGTCTTGGGTATGGAAAGAAGGGGACGTGGATGCTTATTTAGGGAAAGTATCTCCAACCAAGTCACCCGTACCACCTGAACCGGCTAAACCCGCTGGCGAGGCTCCTGCAACGAAACCCGCTGCTATGTCCCGTGATGAGATAACTGCACAGGTTAAGGCACAGTATCCTGATGCCACGCCGGAACAGATAAATGCTGCCGTGGCCGCCAAAGAAGCGAAGATGGCGAGGACATCACCTGCTATGGCAGAGATTGATACTAAACTTGCCGATATTAACGCAAGGATTAAATCACATTCCGACAAAGGTATATTTGAGAGAGGAGCAATCAATGATCCCGAAGTTAAACAGGCATACGCCGACCTTATGGAAGCTGCCGGACTGTATATTAAAAAGGGAGTTTTAACGGTAGAGGAATTTGCAAAGGAACTCGGTGTCAAGGTCAACGATTTAGTTAAACAGGCATGGGCAGAGGCTTCGGCGGTCAAAGGTGAAAGCGACCAATTAAAAGCGGCGCTCGGTATATCTGAAGAAGCAGGGCATATCCCTGTTGGCAGACGCGCCATATCGGAAGTTGAGATGCAAACAACCCGTGAAGCAATCATTGAACGTGTTAACGCCGCGAGAGGTGCTTTAGAGGAACGTAAAGGGGCAATTAAGGTGCTGAGAGAACAGCAAATGGCGGCGGGTATGGCAGCAGGCGAGAAAGCGGGTGGCGGCGAAGCGGGTTATCTTGCCAGCCGCGGGGCAATGAGAGGAGAAGCAGAGAAGGTTTACACAGGATTAGGACAGGCTGAGTTTGAACAATCCGTCAGAGATTGGGTTATTGATGCGCCTAAACGGGCGTATGCCGAAAACCCTGCCATATTTAATACGAACAGGAAAGGTGAGTTTTTCACAGTAGCTAATGCACAGGAAGCGTTAATAAACTTAATGAAAGGAGAGTCGCTACCTGAGTTTCAAGTAAAACTACTTGAAAAAGTCTATGGGATTGATTTTATAAAAACTATCAAGAATACACCGAAGGGGTTAGTCCTTGATATTCTTGGGATAGCCAAATCCCTCATGGCGTTCATAGACCATTCATTCCCAGGCAGGCAGGGATGGATTATTAACTCATCTAATCCTGAAATATTCTGGCGGAATATCAAAGACGCTACCGCATCATTTTGGTCAAAAGGATATTTCGATGGATTGAAAGCAAGGGTTATGGGTGATCCCAACTTCAAAACAGCAAAGGCGTGGGGTGTCGAGTTCACTGATACTGGAATGGACAGGGTGATGAGAGAGGAAAGCTATCCATCAAGGATTATGGATAATGTCCCCGGCATGGTGCAATCCAACCGTTCCTTTACCTGGGCGGGTAACGCACAACGGCTTGATGCGTGGAATAAGTATTCAAAATGGTTAGGACCAGAGGCCACAGATGCCGAATTAAAATGGCTTGCAGGTTTTATAAATGAAGTTACAGGCAGGGGAAACTTAGGAAAACTGACTGTCCTCGCAGAGGAAGCCAACACTATTATGTTCTCGCCAAAGTTATTTGTCTCTCGCTTCCAAGTACCACTAAGGGGCGTTACTTCAGCACTTAGCCCACGGTTAAGATCAATCTACTGGCGCAATGTCGGAACGTCTATCGGTGTGACATTAACTACGTTAGCCTTATTCAAAGGACTATCAGAGATACCTGCGCTTAAAGACAAAATATATGTTGAGACTGATTTGCGCAGTTCCGACATAGGTAAACTAATTATCGGGGATACTCATATTGATTTGACCGGAGGAAACTCGCAGTTAATCTACCTGCTCGCACGTTTGGCTGCGGGAACGCGCAAATCTGGCGGCAGTAATGAGTACGATACAACTGCGGCGATTGAATTGCAACGGTATCTACGTTATAAGAACGCTCCTGTATTTGGTGTCGCCGCAGATTGGGCAGTCGGCAAAGATGTAATGGGGGAGAAGTTTGGCACTGGTAAATATTGGCAAGGGAAGATACCAATACCTATGAGCATAATGGATGTTTTCGATGCGATTAGTGTATCCGGATTAGGGGGAATTGGAGTTCTACCGCTTACAACATACGGCATTGGCGTTAACACCTATGAGCAACGTGCGATGACAGAGGAAAAACGGTTAGGCGCCGCCCTGTATTCAGATGAACAGTTAATGGATGCTACAGTCAAAGCAAAGGAAAAATATACTAAGCCCGGTGTCAATGATCCTCTCGGCGAAGAAGCGGCGCAGACCACTCTTGATAAATTAGCCAAAGATAAATACACACTTGCAGATTACAGGACTTATTTAAGGACAGCCGGTGTACCTGTTTATAAGATAACCAAACTTCAGGAATACTTCAATGAGTGCATACCCTTGTTTGATAAATGGCAAAAAGATGAAGCAGCAACAGGTTCTAAACAGAGTTATACCGCGACAGAAAAAGCACAAGCAGTATTTTGGGGATTGGATCAGACAAAAGGCAGTCCCAAAAACACAGCGCGGGCTAAATTGGCCGCGTTTGGTTTACCGAAAGAAGCCGCCCCCTGGCTTTACTGACAAAAACCCTTTGCGTTAAAAGGCAAGAGCAATTAACAATGAATTTATATTGAACACGGAGGTACATTAAAAAATGTCTTCAACAACGCAGTCTACCGCTGCTGGTTCGGCGCAGTCAAAGGGGCAGTCAAGCGCTTCCCCTGCGGCTTCAACAAGCCAGACGGATGCTTCGACGGAAGGACAAACAGAACGCACATTCACAAAAGCCGAATATGACAAGATGCAGTCAAAAAAGGACAAAGAGATTGCGGAGTTACGCGCCTCACATCGAGCCGCCGAGAACCGCGTCACTATCCTTGAAGATGCAAATGAGTCGCTAAAAGACAAATTTGTATCGCTGCAATCTGAGGTTGACCAGGGCGTACCCGATGATGTGAAAGAGTATAAGACTCAATTACAGAAGCGGGAAGAAGCCTTGAAAAAGGCAGAGCGTGACTATAAAAAGGAACGTGCTCAGTGGGATGCCGACCTTGCCGAACGTGATGGGAATGAGCGCAAGTCGCTCGCTCAAACACTGGCTGACAAATACGGCGTTGACGTAAATGTGCTCGCTGATTTTGATTCCCCGGAGAAAATGAAGGCATACGCATTGGACAACATGGACCCTACCAAATTTGCCGCACCTGCCTCTGGCGAAACTTCGACCTCGATTGAGGCGAAACCCCCGGTAATATCGGCGGCAGCCAGTGGTGGCGGTACAAGTTTGCGCGACCTGTCCCCGGAGGACAGAGTAACCAGGGGGTTACAGCAAATTAAAAAGTAACCAGGAGAAAATAAATGAAGACGTTAGCACAATACGAGTATCTTGACAGAGACGCGATTCTGTCCGGTGTCGTCGAATGGATAGTGAAAGAAAGTCCTATCCTTCAAATGTTGCCGTTCAAATCCATACAGGGCAATTCCTACAAGTACAATGTAGAAACGGCCCTGCCGACCGCGAGTTGGTTGACTGTCGGCGACACGATCACTGAGAGTTCCGGCACTTCCGAACAGCGCAGCACCGACATCTATACCATGATTCAGAACTGCCGCACGGACAAGAGTGCAATCGCACTCAATTCCACGCAGAACCCGGAAACCATTGACATACAGGCCGGGGCGAAAGCGATGGCCCATGAGTTTGAAAAGAATTTCATCATGGGGCAGACCACGACCACTTCTAACTCCAAGCAATTCAAGGGGCTGATGCGGGTACTGGCAGAACTTGAATCCGCGACCACGACCGACCTGGACGCCGGGAACAATACTCAGGTAATCGCAAACTCGGCCACCTCCGCTGCTTTGACGATGGCCAAGATGGACGAACTGATTGACGCTGTCAAAGGCGGCAAACCGGATATGCTGCTCATGTCCCGCCTCTCTCGCAGAAAGTTGAGCGCACTTCAGAGGGCCAGCGGCAGCGGTGTGGTAATGACCGACCCGAATGAATACGGCCTGCGGATGCCGACCTATGACGGCATACCCATCGTTGTGTCGGATTGGATGCCCGATAACCTGCAAGATGGTTCGGGATCAGTTCTCACCATAGCGAGCTATGACCAGAGCGCAACATACGCGTCCGGTTATGACAACGGCATAATCTTCGCCATCAAACTCGGTGAACAGGATGTCACCGGCCTCAACGCCGGGGAAATGAAGCACGAACGCGAGGAATTTTCCGAAACCTACAATGCGATAACCAACCGCTTTGTATGGTACTGCGGCCTGGCCTGCTTCAAGAAATACAGCCTCGCTGCCCTCATCAACATTGATGTGGACGCATAAGGAGAAATGAAGAAATGACAAAAGACATATATACCCCTACCCAACCGATCATGAGTCAGAACGGGTGGACTCTAACCCTCCCGCCCTATCCCGACATCATCAACACGGAAATACCGACTGACATCTGCACCGCCGACTCGTCCAAGAAATATCCCCTCGGGACTAAACTCGTAGGGGGATTAAGGACTTTCTTTTACAGCTACGCAAGCGGCACGGTCAATCCCGAAGTCGGCGCATACAAGGCCAAGAAAACCAACACCGTGGCCGTAGCTCCGACCCAGGCCACCGGCGCTGGCTCCGATGGTGACTACTATGTGTCCGTCACCATCGACACCGAGATCGGCGTACTGACCACTGGCGTACTGTCTGAGAATGAACTGGCTGGCGGCTTTATCGTGGTTGGTAACGGAAGTGGCCAGCATCCGCAGATGTTCCAGATCGTCAGCCACCCGGCTTTAGCCACGACCGGCGGGACACTGACTGTCAAACTGGATATGCCGCTTACGTCTGATGTTACCGCGGCCACCACCACCATCGAATTGATGGAGTCACCGTTCTACTGCCTGAAGGCCGACAACTCCGGCGGCGACTATGTAACCTACCTGGGTTGCTCTGCCAGCGTAGCAGCCTCCGGCGAGTACTTCTGGCTACAGACACGTGGCCCTTGCTGGGTAACCAGCGATGGCAACACCTGCGACTCCGTAGGCGACCGCACCCTGGTATGGGTCGGCAACGGCTCGGTAGTTTCCAGCAATGACATCACCGTGGAGAGCGGTATACGGATTGCTGGTTTCGCCCTTGACATGAGCGGCAGCGGTGCAAGCAACGCCCCGTTCATATTCCTGACAGGCATAGGGTAAATTTCACACGGGGCCGGGGTGTTACGATGCCCCGGCCCCGGTAAGGGCAACATGGAAGGAATAATAATCAGCGATTACATAGACAAGAAGTTCTGCAAGCTTCTTGTCATCAATGCCGATGGCAGCCGGTCACTGTATGAACCATCGGGTAATGACTTCGTCAAGGTGCAGGATTTCCCTGCGCCTTTGTCTGCCGATAATGATATTAACTTTACCGGCAAGGTGACTGTCAATGGAAAACTTTACTCCGGTGAGCACAAGGGCATAAACGAAAAGATAGAATTGCCCGAAGGCAAGTTGACTTTCAAGGACGGCATCTTGACCAAGTGGGAGGCCTCTTAATGGCTGATCTTATCCAAACGCAAGAAGAAATAGGAGAACGATATGTTTAATCCAGGACCCTGGCAATCGGTACTGCTCGATATTGACCGTGATGCTGAGTTCACCGGTGATGATGTTGACCAGTATTCAAAACTGGTAGACCTTGGCGGTGACTTTGCCAATGTGCTTGTTGTCATCCCAACCATTACCAGTTCCACGGTTGGTATAGCCATAAACAAGGAACCTTACATAGCTGAAGTGCCGTCACTTTTATATATTCTTGACGATGATGCGACTGGCAACTTCTTGTCTGCCACTACAGCAGCCACTACGGCCATGTCTATTAAATTTGAGGTTGGCGTAGCCAGATATATCAGAATTAAATGCGGGGCCAACCAGGCAGCCGACAGGACCTTCTATGTAAGGGGTTGCTAAATGAGCACGTTAATCCCACAGATACAGGTAAACGATTTTAGCAAACTGACCACATTTGAATTGAAGAGGTTGAAGTGCTGTGAGGTATATGACGGCGAGGAATACATATTTACCTTCACCCGGCCACAGACGGATTATATCAGGAGTATGGCCGAGAATAACGGCGAACTTAGTAATTCCGTAGGCGGGGAATCATTGGCCACGATAACACACCTGGTATCTACTGTGGCCATTCCCTCAGTGACGACCAGCTCCGGGGAACCGGAAGTATATGTCAGCACCAAACCGTACAAATCGAAACGCAAGAAAAAGAAAGTTAAAGTAGCAAAATAACATGGCATGCTACGTGTGTGTCAGAGGTGAAAATTGACGAGTGCTGAAATCATTGCCGCCGCTCGGGTAATACTTAAAGAAACCGCAACAACAATATGGGACGATACTGCGCTCGGCGCTTACCTGACGGACACTATCAGGGAAATATCAAACCGTGAACCTCTGAAAAAGTATGTCAATCTGCCCATCATTCAATACACGACCCGTATTGATATCTCGTCACTTACCGACCTACTCAGGATAATCCCGCAGAATGAGGTAATGTTCCCTGTAGGCAATCCCGGATATACGCCTATTTACAGGGACACGGTGCCGGCCGGTACTGAAATAGACATCCAACTTGATGCCATCCCGACTATTACCAGCGGGACCCTGACAGGCACGGTCACTTTTACAAAGGACAGCCGGGCGGTGACCGGATCAGGCACCCTCTTTACTTCCGAATTATCATCAGGCTTAACCGGGTCATTCATCGCCCATCATTCAGGAACCAAATACTACCAGGTAGCCTATATTACTTCGGCAACAGCACTGACCCTGGCCGAACCTTTTGCGGAAACAACTGCGACCGACACCGTAAGCACCACCAAATACAGGGCAAACGACTCCGTAGCGAGGATTTGTTACGGTGCCAAGTACACCGTGTCAACTACGTCCGACATGCCTCAGAAAATGGACGAGACAGCTATTTTGGGAGTTGCCGCGAAAGCTGCTATGGCACTGCTTGGATATTATGCTTTTACTGATGTCGAAACAGAGTTAGATGCCGCTGACACGAATGTGGTTAGTGGCGCTACAGTAGCCGATACTACAAATGTCGGCGGTGATGTGGCGGGTAAATATGCGGCATTGGCCGGGGCCAGGGCGGCGATAGCGCAGCAAAGGATAGCTGGTAACAGGACTTTCGGGGAATGGGCGAAATCGAAGTGGTACGACTATCAGGTGGCTTTGAGTAAATTAGGGAGGCCAACGGACTCAGCAAAGCATAACTGTTCAAGGGAGTTATAGATGAAATCTCTTACTCAAGCCTTAACCACAGATTACAAACCGCCCAAAATAGGCGATACCAAGCGGGGTAAGGAGATTGGTGTTCGTGCCAGCAGAAATAATTACATTTGGCAGGCTTGTGAGGATTGTGGGAAACAACGATGGGTAAAATTGTGTAATAATTCCCCTGAGTCCCAACGTTGTGGGAATTGCAGATATGACAGGATGCGAGAAATGAAAAGGGAAAAGAGCCCTCAGTGGAAAGGAGGAAAGCATGGCAACGGACACGGTTACATTATAGTTATGCTTCAACCTGACGACTTCTTTTTCCCAATGGCAGACGCGCATCATTACATACCAGAACACCGCCTTGTAATGGCAAAACACCTGGGTAGGCTTTTGCAGAAGTGGGAACCAGTACACCACAAGAATGGCATCAGAGATGATAACCGTATTGAAAACCTTGCAATCACATCAACATTGGGAGAACACAGCAAACAACATTCAGCAGGATACAAGGACGGGTATGCCCAAGGATTGCAAGATGGTAGAGATAAGCAGATTGCAGAATTAAAGTTACAGAACGATGATTTAATAAAAGAAGTGCGTTTATTACGATGGCAAATAAATGAGGTCAAATCCCAATGAAGACGTTGTCCCAAATTTTATCAACTGAACAGATTATGCTCAATCGTAAACCTGCCCTAAAGATAAGGGTACAGCAATTCGGTTATCCTGCCGTTTCGTCCAAACTGCGCTATTCCAATTATGATTGGAACTTGGTGCATCAGAATGATTCGGATGAAGGGGTGATATGCTGTTGCACCTATGATGGCACACTGCTTATGACCTGTGCGAGAATGGCAGAAACATCAACGCCAGTGGTCAGGTTTGAAAATCCTACGCCAGACACGGATTACAGCGCATGGGCAACTGCCTTAAATGCTGCTGAAGTTACCACTCTGCCAGAACCCCATACCTACTACCCGCTGACAGGATACGATATGATAGCCTCTCCTGTTAAAGGGGAAGTGCTGATTATCTCGCTGGCGTTGAGGGATTACGCCACTGGTGCGATTGTGCCTGATATGTCGTATCCCAATGTTATAGTAGACGAGTCAACTGTCCCTACTACCATCTGGGTGGTCAGGTATAAAGAGTCACAAGACAACGGCGTGACATGGACAGGCTGGAATGTGTTGAACGCATATCAAGATATATTAGTCCCTGACTTCTGGGCGAGTAAATAAAATGAAAAGTAAAGAATACATTGGACAAGATGGCGGCTTTCAGTTCAGATACGCTATTGACTCTGATGCCAGCACCATCGGTAGGATATACAATTATTACGCTGTTAAGGGTGGGTACACCTACACAGATAAGACAGTCAATGCTGATACGTATTACAAGATGCTGGTCAACTCGTCCATAGCTGTATATGTGATAGAGGACGATAGGGGAGTTGTGGTTGGCTATGGGGCAATGTCACAGTTACACCCTGCCACTAATATCGCTGTTGTAATAGGGTTCATACTTCCTGAGTATGTCAACAAAGGGTTAGAGGCATGGGCATGGACTCATTGGGAAGGCATAGCCAAGTTTTTCGGCATCGACAGCTTCGTGGTCAATATGCCAAGCACCAATGAGAAGTCCATAGCTGTTCAAAAGAAATTCGGCTTCGAGGTAGTCGGCACCATCAAAGATATGAGAGTGGGCAAGGGCGAGAAGTTCGACCAAGTATGGATGCAGAAACAGGTGGACCGTGGACTATAAGACACTACGAGTCTACGCTGGATTCACTCAGTTTCGGCAATGGTATTCTTACCACGGCATACAGACACTCGGCACTCCGTATGCTTCCCGCCCTATCGCAATCAAGGCAACCTATAATGATGATGGTGATATAGGCGTAGTCGCTTATCTGAATTACATCGGAGAGGGGGTATTTCATCAGACTCGCAGGGTAGGTGGCACTTGGAGCACATGGGGATTTGGCCTGTCTAATTTTCAAGATTTAATTGTCCAAAGGGGTTGGTGGTCACGGGAAAGTTATGCTGTAATGAAGTCCAACATGAACATCACCCAGCAGGTCAGCGCAGCCGGAGGTGACTCGTTCAAAGGCAGTTGCGGTCACGGAACTAATATGGGGTGGGCAAAACCACTCCCCGAACTCAGGAATCTCTCGATAGCCTTTGATGGTGATTTCCTCATTACGTGGGATTTTTCAGCCAATAACTACTCTCCGAGTTATACCAATGTTTACTATACAACCGGGACAGACCGTACTCATCAGGCCGAATCACAGTTATGGTATGGAATCATAGGCGGTGGAGATTACCTGCCAAAGTGGGTGCTTAATAAAGAACCCATGATAGACACGGTGAAACTGACTGCCACGGAACTGATGATTACCTCGGTCAAAGACTTCCAGAACACGGGCGAGAGTGTATCAATGACGAAGTGGAGACAAACATTTGCCCCTACTTGGATGGGATTGGGTTATGGATATGACATGAACTTAAACCCTGACTATGGTGGCATGGAAGCAAGCGGTGGGTATGCCAGCAAGGGGCGCATCGTCAGGGACGTTGCAGAAAATACTTTCGGTGAAGCAATCGCCTACTCGTATCTTTACAGGCCGAAAGATAGGCCAGTGATGCTATCTACCTTTGATGGCAAATCAGTCCACTTCTACCGCATGAGGAAAGACCTGAAAGTAAAAGATGGGGTATTCAGCTTCGGTGAACAGTGGATAAACTATCTGCCCCTCGCACTCTGTGGGAATGACGATTACATCTTTGCTTACAACAACAACCAGCTTTTAATCAGTCCGCAGGTTGGTGAGTGGGAAAAGCCAACCATCGGCACAGGCCTCGGCGCATACTTCGACATTGACACTGACAGGGTGATCAGCATAACAGAACAGGCGACAGTAAACCAACCGGCTAACCTTGAAATTGTGCTGAATAACTATGACGGTTACTATGATGTCCCCGGCGCTGGAGCCATTGACGATCTGAAAGTGGGCAGTCAGGTGAGCCTGTACCTTGGGTATGAAATAAGCGGGGCCGATGAAATTGAGGAGTATAAAATCTATTATGTGGACACCTGGGGGTATACCAGGGAACCTAACGCCTCGTACTTTATCTTAAAGTGCGTAGATGCGTGGGGCCTGTTGGAGCAGTATGTATTCCCCGTAGAGGTGAGGTTCAACCAGTTTGAGGATGAAACCACTTACACCGTCTATGAAATAATTGAAATGCTGGTCAATTCAATAGGTGGTACGCTGACCTTTGAAACCAAGTCCACCGACATAGACACTATCCTGCCACGGGTTAAAACTCGTACTGGCGAAAACGCAGGGAGTTTAGTCAGGCGATTACTGCAACTCGTTCCTGACCAGTTAAAGTTTTTCGGACTTGAAGGCACGATTATATATCCGCAGACCACGGACACGGCAGCCTATAAATATAAATTCCCCGTAACATATTCTTAGGAGGTAAAATGGCTACTACTCATAAACTATACACAGGAGCGATATACGCCGCCCTGATGGGCAAGGTCACTGACATATCCGCAGTTGGCACGTCTATCAAATGCTGTTTGCTCGATGACGGCTATACATTTGACCAGAATGTTCATGTCAGCTACAACGATATTTCAGCAGATGAGATATCGTCCGCTGCCCCCAACGTAGGTTATACCACAGGTGGGGTTGCCTTAACTTCCAAAACATTGACAGCAGCAGCTAAGACAATAACCTTCGACAGCGTAGACCCATCGTGGGCAACTGCGACATTCTCGTATCAGTATGCTGTATTTTACGATGATACGCCTGCTGCCGACACGGACAAGATGTTATTGAGCGTACTGGACTTCGGCGAGTTAAAGTCCGTTACCGCCGCGACCTGTCAGATAGTTTTGCCGACCAGCGGAATTTTCACAGTAACAGTAGCGTAGGTGAGATATGACAGCAACATCTTTTTACGTTCCTAAGAACAATGCAACAACTACACTGAACGGTGGTATCAATGACAGCACTCAAACAGTAGTGGTAGCTGACGGCTCAGTATTCCCGAGTACCTACCCGTTCCCTGTGCAGGTGGATAGCGAGATAATGATATGCACCACAAGGACAGGCAACACGCTGACTTGCACAAGGGCGCAAGAGAGTACCGCCGAGGCTGCTCACTTAACAGGCGCAACCATAGAAATACCCATAACGGCAGGGTTCATTACCTCTCTGAATACCGCCGTGAACGCTATTGAAAATGCTAAAGGTGCAGTAAGCGGTTATGCTTCACTGAACGCTTCAAGCAAAGTAGTGGAGCAGCCTGCCTCTGTTACAGACTTTTTAGAAGGCACACCCACAGAGGACTTGGCAACTAAAGCACCGACCTCAGAATGGGCCTTCGACCATAACGCCGCGACCTTGGCTCATGGGGTAAGCACAGGTGCTATCGCCAGCACCACTGATATTGCCACTCATGCTGCCGCTGCTGACCCTCATGCTGGTTATGTATTAGAGTCTGGAAATTATGCAGCATTGGAATTTGTGATTGACGGAGGGGGAGCAGCTATAACAACTGGTATCAAGGGTGATATTGAAGTGCCTTTTGCCTGCACCATATCGGCAGTTACCTTGCTTGCCGACCAATCAGGAAGTATCGTAGTAGATGTGTGGAAGGATACCTACGCTAACTTCCCCCCTACTGATGCCGATAGCATCACATCGGCTACGCCTCCAACTATATCTACGGCAACCAAGGCACAGGACACTACCCTCACAAGCTGGACTAAATCTATAACGGCAGGGAATATACTGCGTTTCAACGTGGATTCTTGCACTACCATTACAAGGGTGACAGTATCAATTAAGGTGTTAAAGACATAATGACAACTGCAATACTGACAGTAACAAGCGACTACACCACGCTGCCTCTATATTTTGGGACTCCGAGTGATTATACAGGAATGAACATTGACGATGGGGATACATCTTACTCATATCAGCATACGAGTTATTATCCTAACCAATTGTGGAACTTCTCAACGATGCCAGCATCAACAGCTATTGCCTCGCTTACTATATACTGCAAAGCAAAATATATAACAGAGGCCCCAAGTTATCAAGCTAATATAAGTGGCCTTGTCAGGGATTTTTCAACTTCTCTGACAAGTGATTATACGCTACTAAGTTGTACTCTTACCACTAACCCGTCCACTGCTTTACCTTGGACTACGGCTGGCATAAATGGACATACTTACGGGGTTATTTTGGTGGGCGGCCCAATTTCTGTAATAAGAACATCATACATATACTTATCAGTTGATTATACGCCTGTGCCTAAACCTCGTTCATACGGAGTCATAATAGCATAATGTTCGCTGAAGTTTTATTTGCAGAAGAAGTATTCGCCCCAGGTGCGAGTATTACAAATCCCACGGCTACTGCCACAGCACGGGCAATTGTCCCACGGCTGGTCAGCGGTTGCAGGATGATTATCGAGCCGTTGATATACGGCAGCGCGACTGCTGTGGGCAACGTAGCCACTATCAACGAGCCGAGCGTGACAGGCGTAACCGCCGCGGCTACCGCTGAAGGGCATCTGGCCTTGGTGCTAACCCTTGCCCACGCTATCGTCACGGCGAAGTATCTTGATGTGCCGATGCAGACCAACAGGGTCTATATCGTGGGCATAGATGATATGGGCAATCCCCTCTATGGTGAGGATACATTAGCAGCCACGACCTATGGTGAGAAACTAAAGGTATTGGCTGAACCAATGATAAGCGACAAAGCTACCGCTGAATCTGTGGCAGGGAACATACTGGCGAATGTGAGGCTGTTTGACCAGAGGGGGATGATAACTATTCCCCCTAATTGCGGAATGGAACTGTGGGATGTGATAGAAGTGGATGATGAAGTTTGCAATCAGTCCACTGAAAACTATCGAGTGGCAGGATACAAACTGGAATATGTCGCCAAGCAGGGGAAATTCTTGCACCATATCATACTGGCAGGAGTGTAGATGTTACTAAGTACGCTGTCTGATACTATCACGGCTACACAGTCCACGCTCAATGTGATGCCTGGGGACGGTGCGCTGTTTCCTCAGAACCAAACTTTTCTCATACAGATAGAAGATGAAATACTGTATGTCTATTCTATCTCTACCGACACCCTGGCCGTGAGCAGGGGGCAGGATGGCACTACCGCTGCTGCCCATCTGGTGAACGAACCAGTACACACCATTATTGGCGATTCCCACATTACTGCCCTCAACCAGTATGTTGATACACTTGGTGGGATTGCAGTTGATACTGGTGGAGGCGCAGTAGACAACGAGTATGCAAAGTTCACCGACCTTAATACGTTAGAGGGCAGAAGTTACGCCGAAACCTTATCTGATTTAAGTGGACAAGCGGCAGCAGACTTTAATCTACCTGTTAATATTGCACTTACATTCGGTGACGGTGGAGAACAGATAGAAAATAATAATACCGATCTAACCGTCACATCAGGGGGAGCCATTAATCTGACTGCCGCCACGGACGTAGTAATACCGGCTAACGTAGGTGTGACATTCGGTACAGGGGAAAAGATTGAGGGTGATTCCACGGACTTGACCGTGACCTCCGGCGGTGCGATTAACCTGACGGCTACTACTGATGTGGTCATTCCCGCCAATGTCGGAGTTACGTTTGGCACGGGAGAGAAAATAGAAGGGGATAGTACAGACCTCACGGTGACTTCGGGCGGCGCAATCAACTTAACCGCAACGACTGACGTTGTTATCCCCGCGAATGTTGGTATCACCTTTGGTACTGGTGAAAAGATTGAAGGAGATTCAACCGACCTCACAATAACAAGCGGTGCGGATATTGCCTTGACAGCTACGGCTGATATCAATATACCTGCCAATGTTGGTCTTACATTCGGCGATGATGGCGAGAAGATAGAAGGTGATGGGACTGATTTAACTATTGCGTCAGGCGGGAAATTAAACCTGAACCCAACTGGCAATCTTGAATCTACTAAACAAGGTATCACAGATAACCACGTTTTAACCGTTGACGATGCCTCTGCTGCCGATAATGACTATGCCAAGTTCACAGCTAACGGAATTGAAGGCGTGGCTTATGCAACAGTATTGAGCGACATAGGTGCTGCCACAACCGCAACTGCTATACAGGCCGTTGAGGATACTGGGCTCGTAATGACCGATGGCAAGGCTATTGAGTTTGATCCTACGCCTGGGACTGACCATACAGCAAACGGCGTGATAGTGACCATGACCGCAGGAGCATCATTAGTATTCGGTGATGCTTGCTATGTCGGCACGGATGGCAAGATGGAAAAAGCACTTGCTGACGATGCAGCAATAACTATTCCAGCTACGCATCTTTGTATAGCCACGATTGCCGAAAATAGTGCAGGCTTGTTCTTAGTCAAAGGATGGGCGAAAGATGCAAGCTGGTCATTCGATGTGGGCAAAAGTGTCTACTTGAGCGCAGCCACGGCTGGCCTGATAACCAAAACCATGCCAAGCAAGGTGACAGGAAACCAAGTGCAGGTTCTTGGTACTGCGATAGCTTCAGATACTATAGAGTGGTCACCGAGTCCGATTGTTATGGAGTACGCCTAATGGAACAGAAAGACATTGACAGGCTGCTCGCTTGCCGAAAGGCCATAGACGACCACAGGGTACGCAAGGCAGATGCTCGTGTGTCTACTTCGCAAACAGTCCCTATGCAGAATGTATTTGAGGCATCGAGGGACATATATCTTAAAGTGCTTGGGGATAATGGATTTAAGACACTTGATGATTTCATGAAATTTAATGAGGCGATGTGCTTGCTTACCCTCAAGGAATACATACCAGTTATAAGTGGCAAGTGTGACCTATGCCTACAGGAATCTGAACCGCTGTGCAAGTTATCAGGTTTTGTCCCTAAAGACTACATTGGGGGATTATGTTTTTATAACCCCAAAAGTGTTACCCCTCAAGAGTGGTATCCGTCAGTATTAGATATGTTCAGACAGGGACACAAACTGCAACTTGGGGCAGATGGCAAGCATAGAATGTTTTGCCCTGATGGACACGGGTGGACTGTGGAACCTACCTCAAAAGATTTTGCTATAGACATATTGTGGAAGTAATATGACAACTTTAATACTACGCCCAAATGGGGATAACACTATCGCACTTAGTAGAAGCACAGGCAGTTATAACTATGCTTGTGTGGATGAGTCAAGTGCCGATGATGCTGATTATGTGAATGCGTTTGCTTCCAATGGTGTATCAACAGCGACAGACAAATATAATTTCCCAGACCATAGTGCTGAATCAGGAACTATCAACAGCGTGAAACTTTATGCACGATGCAAATATGAGGTGCTGGGAGGAGTAGTAAGCGGATATGTCAAACTCAATGCTACATCAGGGACAGCAGGAACTCAGCAGAATTTAACAACCTCTTGGGCAGTATATACTCAAACATGGACAACCAATCCAGACGACTCCGCAGCGTGGGAATGGTCTGATATAGATGCCTTGATAGCAGGGATTACCCTCAATATGTCTGCTTTGGATAAAGGGAACACTGGTAACTCATACTGTTCTCAATTCTATGTAGAGGTTGATTATACCGCCCCTACTGGTTGGGCAAATATCAAGAATATCAGGGCAGGCACAGGCAGTATTACTGCCACTGATGTTGAGTCTATTTGGTTCGGGACTTCACAAGTCTTAACTTCTGACTTCGATCAATTCAACGGAGCAACCGTTTAGGAGGCGTACCATGCAGAACAATCCACCGCACGGAAGTTCGAAAGGGGGTGATAAGTGGACCAGAATTTTGTTATTGTTAGTCTTGCTGGCTCAGTTAGCGTCATCGTGGGCGTTGTTGCACTTCTTGTAAAAAGTTTTATCACCGATAAACCAAAGACTAATGGTAACGGGAAAAACAAACAAATTGATGATATTGAAATAAAACTCTCTGAAGCGATATCAGGCTTCAGGGAAAGCCATCTTGAGGAACGGATGTTACTCAAGCAATTAACTAAGGAACTTGAAGAACTAAAAACATTAGTCGGTATCTGCGCTGATATATTAAAGAAAATCTAATCTTTGCGTTCATCATTTAACCGTCACGCTAATACCGTGGCGGTTTTTTTGCTTACATAATGACAATAATCTGTTGAGTTAATACGCAGTTAAGTTATAAGGTTTTTATAACAATAATTTTATGGGGGTAATATGAAAGACATTTTTGACACTGTAATCGGCTTCATAAAAGGACTTATGCAGCCACTCATCACCGTCTTTGCCCTGATGGTTGGTGGGAACCTCATCACCACGGGCAAGGTATCCGCAGAACAGGCATGGCTTATCCCGGTCGGGGTTATCGCTTACTGGTTCGCCGACAAGTCTGGCATATGGGACAAGCTATTCAAACAAGACCCAAAAGCTGATAGCCTCATCGAAACGCCCAACAAGGTATCGGGATGGGGCGACTGCGACTATGGCGACTGCGCTGACTATGACAACGAAACCGTCAGCACCGGCTTTTCACCGGCAGAGAACAAAAGCACCGGCGTTGTTGAAGGCATCATTACCAAGATACAGGCCGAATTAAAAGCCGATGGTATCCTGGCTGATGTGGCTGCCGTGTCAAGCCGTATCGTATCTTACCTCGGCGCACACGGCGATGAATTAGACCCGGACGATTTGGCCGACCTCATCACCGCAGGAATAAATTATGCCAGCATCGCTTACAAGGACGTTACCGGACTGACACCGCCTACGAATTTTGACCAGGTTGCCGACTACAACAAGTGGTGGCGCAACAATCAGAAGGCTTGCAAAGCACCGAAGGGCGAAGCACGGGCGGTCCTGATGACCCTGCGTGATCTCTTGAAAAGGCGGGACGACCTGTAGCATGGAGGGCGATAAAGTGCAGGGATTCGGGTGGGTAATGCTCGGTTGGCTCATCGGTTTTGTGCTGGTGTGTGTAATCCTTGCCAATTTCGGTTGTATGCCCTTAGAAACGCCTGAGAACCCCCAAAACGGCGCAATCTGCATGACCTCTGAGATGCTCGACAGGCAACTTTCCGATGCCTACGCCGCCGGGTATCAAAAGGCGAAGGCTGATGCAACACCACGGGCAGACGTTGAATTGTCTTTGATAACGCAGGAACAATTACTGGCGTTCTTACGGTCTGACCCCTGCGACAGGTGCGTGTCTGCTAACTACGATGCGGCTAACAGTTGTCTTGCACGGGCAGAGTGTCTTACCGCTTCGGCGCGGTCACATGGTTGGGACTGCTATGGCGTGATAATTAACTTTGAAGTTGGCGCACACGCTATCGTTGCCTTCCCGTTGAAAGACGGCGGCATTGTATTCGTTGAACCCTGGTACGATACATTGGAACTTGTCGAGGCCGGGGAAGTTTACCGTCCGGCCAAGAAAATCATAGAGGAGGTCGGCATATTGAAATAGCTTCCTAAGTAGGGTTGCCCCATGAATAGGAAGCATGGGGCGACAGTGGGACCGCTATGCGGGCGGTGACGCCTGATTTAAGTCGCGGGGCACTGTATTTACAGGTTCCTCACGCCATCGGCAACCGCCCGCAACGGTCACGAAGATGTTTACTGCTCAATAAAATGGACATGTGCTTAATTTAATGGACTGGAAAATAAAGGCAGAGAGAAGGGAATCACGAAAGAAAAACCGCAAATATGTAATCCACTCTAAATCCCTGGGGCAAATTTACCAACAGGAGATAAAGAAACGTGCGATTCAGAACTCTACCGACAATCCAAATCGGAGGGCATGAATATGACATTGAGTTGTGCAATGCCCCCGCCGTTAGCCAACATGGCCACCAGGGGGACGGACATTCGCAGGCTATGTCCATTCGTGTCGCCACTCAGTTAATAGATGGCGGTTACAGGAAAGTATCTGATGTAGAGGAAATCCTTATACACGAACTACTCCACCAAATTAACATCGTGTGGAGTTGCGATATAGACGAAACTAACATAGAACGTATGGCACAGGGTCTACTTCAGGTGTTCAAACAATACGGTTTTGAGTTGATTCAAAATGGAGATTAACTGGCCTGAAGTTTTCACCTGTATGGTATTTTGTGCGCCGTTCTGTTTCGTGTTCTGTGAAACAATGCATTACCTGATACGCAAGATTAAAGAGAAGGCTAATGCCCGTTGTCCGTGGTGCGGGGGGAAAAGTAAACACAACGATCTGTGCGATGACTGTGTTGCCCATTTAATAAAAGATGGAACATATCGACCATGAGTAACTTTTACTGTCATGGTTGCCGCGTAGTGCTATGCAGTAAGTCAGACTACGGCGTGATAGACGGCAAGGAATACTGCGCCGAATGTTACGATAAAAAGATACAGGAGGCTTTAGGGGCTCCGGCCCCGGCTGATGTTAGTAACTCAAAAGAGCATTGAGTACACCAGAGCTAACCATACAAAGCGAATATATTTTATCGGAGATGTCCACGCAGGGACGATAGCACACTCCGAAAAGAATTTAGACAAAGCAATAGCCAAGATAAATAAAGATGATGGCGCGTTGGTTGTGCTGATGGGCGACCTGGGGGAATTTATCACACCAAAGGATAAGCGGTTTGACACACAGATAATAAGTGATTGGGTCAAGAGGCACGATATCGCCCACTGTGAAGAAGAATATATTGTTTCAAAGTTCCGCGCCATCGATAAAGAAAAGATAATAGGCGCTATTGAAGGCAACCACGAAATCAGCCACAAGCTATACAACGGATCGGATGCCCACCAACATATCTGTGACGGCCTGGGCATAAGGAACCTCGGCTTTTCCTGTTTCTATGACCTGTCATTCCAGCGCAGCGGCGGGGAAACGCACCGATATAGACTGTGCTTAACTCACGGCTCCACCGGGGCCTGCACGGACAGCTACAAGAACACTATTTTAACCAGGTGGATAGACCAGAATCAGGCTGATATCTATGCGTACGCCCATGTGCATGATGTGAAGATGAAGGCAAGGCAATACCTGGGGGTTGACCGGAAGGGAAGGATTGTCAACCGTGAAGCTATGGGTGTGATGACCGGTTGCTTTTTTAAGACGTATGTTCAGGGAACTAATGCTACCTACGGCGAACGGCGTAACTTCCCGCCTGTCAAACTCGGCTATCCGATGATAGAAATTGACATCCCCACATATCAGCTTACTTTTACAGAAACCGTTGACTTAAAGCAGGACTGATGTGAAAAAGTGTACTCAATGCCATCAAGAATTACCCTTTGTTTCTTTTAGCAAAGATAGTAGAAGTGTATCTGGTGTGAGGTCAGAATGTAAACAATGCCAAAATATCAGGCAGATCGCTTATCTGAAAACAGAAAAAGGGAAGTTATCCCGTAGGAAATACCATTGCTCAGAAAAAGGTAAGGCCGCAGATAAAAAAAGCGAACAAGCATTGTTAGGCAAAGAGAGAATGAGTAGGTATCGCAAATCTCCTAAAGGCAAGGACTCTCTTAAAAAGAGATCAGCCAGATATTACCAAACTGATAAAGGTAAATTGAAACTTATAAATGCTTCACATAGAAGAAGGTTAAGTGGAGCAGGCGCTGTTTCCTCACTTACCTTGGCTGAATGGAATGATATAAAGAGGCTGTACAAATACAAGTGCGTATATTGTGGTGAAAAGAAACACTTGACGATGGACCATGTTATACCTATAAGCAAAGGAGGACTGCATACAAAAGGAAATATATTACCAGCTTGCCAAAGCTGCAACTCGGTAAAAGGAAACAGGCCCGTATTATTACAACTGTTAGTAGAAATGTAAGCCAACCCGACATCGATGCTTATTGGGACGATACCGTGTGGCGTTTCTTTGAAGTGATTTGCTACCTGCACTACATGTCTGATGAATGGGATTGCTAATAATGTTAAACGACCCTGCCGTAGAGATTGCCAGCTTAACCAGGGAAATTATGCACCGATGCAAAGGCTTCACCTGGGAACAAGCGACACTATTGGCACTGTTTATATATAAGAAAGAAAACCCCGGCTTCGATGATAACATCTTAGCTTAGAAAAATAATCTCCTCCTGATTTTGCCCGGTGACGATTCGACCCGTTACCGGGCGTTTAACGCACATTCATCAAATACGCCGCCAGGAACCTTTCTGCATCTTCACTAAACCCCCCGTTCTTCCTGGACTGTTTTTCCCACCGCACAATCTCCGCTAACGTGCTGGCCCTGATCCGATAATATTTTGCTAAAGTATAAACCTTGTCGGCCCGTGGTAAATATTCCCCTGTTTCATATTCTGCTAATTGGGTATAGTTAATACCCGTGTCTTTCGACACCTCTCTGATGGTAACGCCTTTGTCCCTGCGGAGTTTCCGCAACACTATTCCAAATTCCCCAGCCATTGTACTTTCTCTGTAATTTATTCAATTATCAGCCTCCCAAGTAATCGTATCCTTGTCTCGACATATTAACTATAGCAAATGTTTTATTGCTATGTCAAGAAAATTTACCAATAAACTATTGACAAATACCCTTTTAGTGTGATTTAATATTACCAACATGATGGTAAACACGGCAAACAACCCAACGAGCCAAACAGTATCAAACCGTATGTCGTGTCCGACATGTTACAGTGTGCGACATTCCAACATAGTGGTAAAACAGTTTCGTCAAAGCCATGAACATTTTGACAACCTACAATGTGCGACGCGGATTCACGTCCGTCACGCATCTCACAAAAGCAATTCGCTGATTATACCACACGGAGGGAAACTTTGGTAAAGCGGCTACAGGTCCAGTTTTCGTTAAGGGCAGAGAACGTGGAGTTTTTACGGGATTTGGCCACAGAGTATGACCTGTCGATGTCGGAGATATTAAGGGTGCTCATATCAGATTTTAAGGAGAATAAGGCGAATGGCAAAAGGACAACGGCAACCAACAAACTGGAAGCTCTTGGTAGCGATGCTATTAAGGTTGCAAAAGGATAAGAAATACCGGCAATAAAAAATAAAGGAGGGGATATCATGCCACAGAAATTTTGGATGGTGTGGTTGGAAGCATCGCCAACTACAAAGCACAGGCACACGACCTATGAAGCGGCCCGGTGGGAGGCCGACCGGATAGCGATGTTACCGGACAACAAGGGGCGCAAGGTCTACATCTTAGAAGCGCTTGACTGGCGCTGTAACGACGGCCTGCCGGTGGTGGAGTTATGACCTGGGTACAAGCCAACGAATGTAAGCCTGACAATCCTCCCCCTGCATCAGTCTGCGAGAAATGCCCAAAGAAAGATAACGGATGCCCTGCTGAGAAAACGGAGGCCGACAATGCCGATATATAAAGCCGACATTTCCTTTGAAGGCACGGTGAGTATCGAATTTGAAGCGATGGGCGACCCGGAATCATCGGAAACCGCATCAGAGATTTTCGGTGACATGGACAAGGGCCGGTTGAACATGGCTGATATCGATATCAAGAGTGTGTGGGTACAACCAATGGACTCTGAGGACATAGCCATGCACAAGGCAGAAGCAAGGGGGCAGATATGAAACGGTTACTGGATGGAATGTTATCGCCGGTGAACCGAGAGGCCGGGTTCGGCCTGATCGAAATGCCTGACGGTGAAATACAGCTAACCTTGAAATTTACGCTCATGCACAAATTTGAGGACACAGCAACGGCAGGCGAAATTAACGCCTACGCAGATAAATTGAGGGAGGAATATAGCAGATGACAACAGAGACAAGTCAATCACCTGTATTGTCGCCAGACGTGGAGATATTAAAGCAGGAACGGGATTTAATTCTGCCGGATTACGGCGCACTGGTAGTCAATACCGATGCGGATATGGCTGTTGCGGCGCAGGCCGTAGTCAAGCTGCACCTGTTTAATAAGAAGGCCGAGGAATTGAGGAAGGAAAAGACGGCTCCGCTTAACGCGCAGGTCAAATGGTGGAATGACCAATTCAGGATATTAACCGATCCTATCGGCCAACTTGAAAGGGGAATCAATAGCAAGGTATTTGCTTACCGGCAAATAGTAGAGGCGGCGCGACGCAAAGAGCAGGCCCGACAGGACGCGCTGGCCGCGAAGCGCATGGAACGTGCCGAGGCCAAAGGGATAACACCTGCGATACCCGAAGTGGTGGCTCCGATTGTGGCAGGTCCCGAGAAAAGGGTAGAAACCGATTTTGGGAAAGCCTCTTTTACCGAGAAGTGGAATTTTGCAATTACCGATGAAAGCCTGCTACCCAGGGAATATCTTATGCCGGATGAAATCAAAATCCGCAGGGTAGTTAAAGCACTCAAAGCCGACACAAAGATACCGGGTATTCGCGTATTTGACGAAGGCGGCGTGAGCATCAGGGGAAATGCGGCTATATAGCTTCGATTTACCCAACGGTCAATCGGCGTCATTCCTTTCTGTCACGTCGATAATAAGCGGCTATACAGGTGCCCGTTTTATGCGGTCACAGGTGGCTATGGATATCGGCAATCAGGTCCATGACATTATCAAGGAAATTAACCGTGGAAAAACCTACTCAAAGAAGGAATGGGAACCGGTGCCCGAGCCGGTCAAGCAATCAGTCCGCGCTTATATCCGCTGGCAGAAGGCAACCGGCTATATCTCAAAGGAAAGCGAGTACACAGTGTTTTCGGCCAAGCATGGGTACGCTGGCACCGTAGATGACTTAGGATTGATAAAAGGCTACGCGGCGATCTGTGACTGGAAATCGGGCTTTATGGACCCGACGGCCGTGGCCCTGCAGCTCGTCGCTTATTTCATGGCTTACCTTGAGATGAACCCCAAGCGTGTACTCAATGACCTGCGCGGCGTGCACCTTGATAAAAAAACAGGAAACTTCGCGGAGCGAATCATCGACAAATCCGAGATTAAGAAACTATTTGACCAGTTCTTATATATGAAAGAACAGGCTATGCCGGAAACCGGCGAAGTAAATATAAAGGAGGTTAGCAGTATGACAATGAATCCAGCACAGACAAAGGCCGTGGCGCGGGTGGCCCGGGATGAACGGTCACTCGCAGTATCAGAAAAGCAGGCTGCGGCGCTCGATATCCTGCGGACGTCTTACCCGGACGCGCCCGAGGTCGAAATCAAGGCAGCGGCTATTATCTGCGCTACCTATGACGGCGATCCGCTAATGGGGGATATCTTTTTAATTCCCTATAAGGACAAGGACAAAGGTACTGTTACATGGTCGCGTGTTTGCAGCATCAAGTTTAAGCGGAAACTCGGTCAGCGGGTAAGCCCGTTTACTTACCTGGATGATACACCGCGCATGTTATCAGAGGCCGAAGGGGTAAAGATTTACGGCAAACGGTGGGCCTCGTTTTCAAAAGGAAAGATTGTCGCGATAACTAAACTGCGTGACCTGGCGACAGGCAAAACTTCCCAAGGCGTAGGGACATGGCCCGAGTCCGCCGGAGTTATCGGCGCTATTAAAGGCAACACGCAGGAAAACATGGCTTTTATCAGGTCGGAAAGTCAGGCCATTGAGCGCCTAAACATTACTGCGGTGCCGCAGATGGATGTAATTGACGAAAGGTTTGTTGATACCACTACCGGCGAAATACTGGAATCCCCGGAAGTTATGGAATTGGCAGGGCCAGCGGATAACCAACCAGAGGAAGATACCGCCCCGGCAAATCCCGCCGATGAAGGATTCGGATTCTGCGAAGAGCACCAGGTACCGTTCACGCAGATGAGAGCCAGAGCAGGGCAGACGTTTATAGCTCACAAGAAAGAGGACGGCAAGCTATGTTACCCGCCGAAAGAGAAGCCGGTCATAGAAACGGTAGTGGAAGAACAGGAACCGCCACCAGCGGCCCCTGACGCGCAAATTGACACGGCACCTGATGATGGCAAGACCTTTGAAACAGCGATGGAAAGCCTGTCAAGGCAAATTTGGGGCGATAAGTGGCAACCGCAACTCAGGCAGTTAATGAAATCCAAATACGGTTATAACAGCCGGAAAGATATCAAGGAAAACAAGCGCAACGAAATCATCGACCTGCTAACGCAGATGTCAGAGATTAAATAACGGAGGATTAAATGTCAGAGAAAAAAACAAGGAAAGCCAAGAAGGTCAAGAAGGTATCAATCTTTCAGAGCATGATGAAGGCGCTCGGTTATATACCGGCTCCGAAAACAAGGTCAGGCAAAGGCGTAAACGTGAAACCCTACGTCCGCAAGAAGCCGGTAAAGGCCACGGCAGTAACAACGGAAACCTTACCGGGTACCCCGGCGCACGACACTATATAGGAAGGTGCCTGGTGCGCTCAAGTGGCCTAAAGATCGACCACGCGAAAGCTGGAAGCGCTAAGTGGAGCTGCAATACCAGCCAGGTGTCTCTCCTCCTTTTATTGGGCCGGGGGACTGATAAACCCCCGGCCCGCAAAATCTTATAGCATCGCAGGAGAGTAGAGATGGCCCGACCAAAAGGTTCAAAAGATAAAACGAAGCGCAAACAAAGGATAGTAAAGGACAAGGTAGATATTGAATACGCCGATACAGGATGCCACATAAGCCCGAAATGCCTTGAATGTAAAAGAGGGCGGTGTATCTATGGCTGAAGTTATTTGCCCCTGCTGTAAACGAAAGTGCATCAAGCTATTTCATAGATTCTTATGCTGGAATTGTGGATGGAGTGATTACGATTAAACATATCGATTTGTTTTCAGGTATCGGCGGCTTTTCGTTGGCCTGTGACTGGGCAGGGATAGAAACTATTTGCTTCTGCGAAATGGATAAATTCTGTCAGAAAGTATTAGCGAAACATTGGCCTAATGTGCCTTGTATTGAGGACGTAAATAATGTCGAAGAAATCAAACAGGTTGTTACCATCTCCCCGCGCGAGAGATTGGAAAGGAAAGCAGAGGGATTTAATAAATGGGGAGAATGTGGACAAAAACGGAATCAAATGGGGGAAAGACTTGAATCAAATGATCCAACTATTACCAACCCCACAGCAACGGGATTACAAGAACTCAAACGTAACGAACGAAGTAACTCCCCGGATGCAACGGAAGTTAGAACAAGGATGGACAACGGATTTGAACGACATGATAGCCTCTTGCTCACCGCAGGCTTCCCCTGCCAACCATTCAGCAATGCCGGACGAAAACGTGGAACGTCAGATGACCGTTATCTCTGGCCGCAGACTCTCGCAGTCATTGAAGCTGTCAAACCCGATTGGATTATTCTTGAGAACGTGCCTGGAATCCTCAATATGGTATTCCCCGATAGTGAAGTTGGAGTGGCAAGCCAAAGCACTCTATTCAGTGTTGAGAATGACGAAATCTGCGATTACAACACAATCAGCGGAGGAATCGAATCAGACCTCAGACAAGCAGGGTATGAAACAGTATGGCTTGTTATTCCAGCTTGCAGCCTCGGCGCACCCCACAGAAGGGATAGAGTGTGGATTGTTGCACAGTCCGTCAGGCCAGGAGCCGGGAGTAACAAACGAGAGATTACAGACCAAGGACGGTCAACCAGCGAAAATAGGCGAGAGGGCATACGACAAGAAAACGGGAAGGTTGGCACAAGTGGGATTAACTCAACAGATAAACATGGGGTTGTTGCCAACGCCATGCGGAATGGAAACAGACAACAGGGAGAGGGTAGCGGATGCAGTAGCCAGGGGAAAACCGACACTCAAAAGCAGGGGCAAGGGCGAGGACAACATACAGGACAACATAACGAACAGGTTGAACTTTATAGCCATGCTGCCGACACCTATGGCGCAGGATGCCAAAGACAAGGGCAGTTGCCCAAGTCAGACAGGCAAGAACGAGATAGCAATAGTTATAGAACAATCCCTGGATGGTCAGAGAACTGGTATGAAGTTGCAACCAAGTTTTGTAGAGTGGATGATGGGTTACCCCGAGTCGTGGACAGAGTTGACCGATTAAAGGCGTTAGGCAATGCAATCGTCCCTGCCATTGCGAGTGTTTTAATCTCAAATATTAAAGCCATACAGGATAGTGATTATGCAAACGATTAGTGCAATCTATCAGTACCGCGACCTCACCGGCGCCGTGGTTCATGAGACGCTACGGTACGGACCCGAAAAGGATTTTAGACAGCGCAGGCCCGGCCCGGACGGTCAATATATCTGGTCCCTGCAGGGCATAGAACCTGTGTTGTATCGTCTGCCTCAAATTACCAAGGCCATCAAGGACGGCGTGCCCGTTTTCCTGACAGAAGGCGAGAAGGACGCAGACAACCTGGTTAAATTGGGCTTCGAGGCCACGACAGCGGCAATGGGTTGCGGCAAGTGGAGAAAGTCATACACCGAAGCATTGAAAGGGGCTGTAGTGTGTATTTGCCCCGACAATGACGACGCTGGCTGGGCGCACGCCCTCAATGTTCTTGAAGAAATCTATTATGACGCGGAGGCCGTGAAAATCATTCGGCTGCCGGGCCCGGGCAAGGACGTGAGCGATTGGATAGAGGCCGGGGGCACCGCCGAGGCCCTGCGCGACCTGGCCGACAATGAGGAGATTTCCGTACCTCTGTCTGTCTACAGATTTTATGATGCCCAACTGCTGGTTATGACACCGGCTGAACTACTTACCGAAATAGAACGGCTGAAAACCGCACCGCTACGGGAAACACCGAAATTAGCATTGGTTGAATATGAATTGAGAATTTGGAGGCAGGCATTGAAACACCGGATACCGAAACGGGGCGGGATAGATTTATCTTATGCCACAGCCTAAGTTAATAGATAAAGGAACGTCCTATTGTTTTTCGTGGGACGAATATAAATTAGACTGCACGGTATCAGGTGTGCGCGAACACCGGGACGGGCGCATGACCTGTATTGTGCTATTTACCACATCGGACAGCGAATACAATCCGCATCTGTTAGAACAGAACTTTAACCTATTAGGAACATCTCAGGCCAAAACCTTGCTCAAGAACGCTCTGCTCAAGGTTTATCAGGTCAAGGTCGATTGGGATGAAGTAATAGGCCAGATATGCGCCATCACCTTAAACATTTTGCGCCAGGGCGAACCGATACATGAAATCTGGACGGATGATAAGGTCTATCCCCTTGAATATAAGCTGTATCCCATCTTGCCGGAAGGCGAGCCAACCCTCCTATTTGCGGACGGTGGAAGCGGGAAGTCGTCTATCGGATTATTCCTTGCCTGCTGCATTGCGCTGCCGTGGCAGGATAACCCGTTAGGCTTTAAGCCGAAATATGGGAAACCCCTTTACCTGGATTGGGAAACTAACAGGTCAACATTCACCCGCCGGATATCATGGGTACGCCGAGGCCATAACTTACCGGAATTTGCCCTCTCGTACCGCCGTTGCTCGTTGCCATTATCCGATGATATGAACGCTATCTATGCCATCGTCAAGGAAAACCAGTTTGACATGCTCATAATAGATTCTGTTATCGGAGCCGCGAAAGGTAATGTCAATGACTCAGAAGTGGCACAGGATTTTTTCAGAGCAGTACGCCGTTTAGATGTTACGTCTTTAATTATCCACCACACAGCGAAACAGACAGTAGGCAGTAAATCACCTTTCGGATCGGCATATTTCAGCAATGAAGCGAGATCAGTATGGGAACTGTCGAAACAGCAGGAACCTGGAGATAATAAATTAAGTATCATGCTGTCTCATTATAAGAGTAACGATGATACACGGCATCAGCCTATCGGGGTAGATGTGATGTTCGACAAGATAGAGGGCAAAACAACCTTCAGTAAAGCCAACATCGAAGATACCGCAGAATTTCAAGGCAAACTATCCCTGCGGAAACGCATCCATAACACGCTTAAAAGCGACGCTCTCAGCCTGAAGGACATTGTGGATGTGTTGGGCGTACCTTACCAACAAGTAGCGAATACCCTGGGCAAGATGAAAAAGGAAGGCGAGGCTTTACGGCTCCCGGACAGCCGGTGGGCCCTGCCGGTAAAAAGCGATGGTTTATAAACTTTTAACACCCCCTGTTATAACAGTTTTTAACAGTGTTAAAAATATTTTAACACCCCCTGTTAAAGGTGTGTTTTCAAATAGCTTCAACTTACGAGTGTTTAACACCTGTTATAACAATTATAACACCCCTGTTAATAGCCGGGGGATATATACCCGTAGGGTATATCCCGGATTACGGCGATTAAAGCCTTTTAACAGTTTGGAGACGGCAGTTTTTAACAGGCCGAAATGACAAGAACAGTAGGACAGGCGAAATCAGATTACAAGGAGCCTCATTGGGAAGATAAAGGCTGTGATTATGAGCCGTCATGTTTAGAGTGTACGAGGCCGTTAGACCAGTGCCCGGATATGGTTCCAAAGATGAAGCAACGAATTACGAAGGAACGCAAAAGCATGGCGATACGAGCCTGCCGAGCCGATGGTTTCACCGTCAAAGAAATAGCAGAGTCATTAAAAATCAGCGAGAGAACCGTGACCAGGGCGCTGAAAGGAGATAAAAAGATATGAGAATAGGTATTGATCCGGGCCTCTCCGGCGCAATAGCCGTATTGAATGACGACCTATCCCTGTTTGCAGTCTATGACATGCCGGTAATGGCAGTATCGAAAGGAAAGAACCAGGTCAACGCTGCCGCTCTTGCCGACTTAGTTTTGATAGAGGGGAGGCCGGACATAGCCTATCTTGAACAGGTCCATGCAATGCCAGGCCAGGGGGTATCCGGCATGTTTTCCTTTGGCACCTCTTACGGCATAGTGCAGGGCGTGTTAGCGGCGTTGCGCATACCGATGGTGCTGGTGCGTCCCCAGGCATGGAAGGGCAGGGCCGGGCTAAGCGGCAAAGACAAGGACATGGCGAGAACACTGGCTATCAGGTTGTACCCTGCGGCGGATCTGAGCCGAAAGAAAGACATAGGCAGAGCCGATGCTATTTTAATCGCACGATTTTCAGGAGGTATCTAATGGAAAATGAACGGCTATTGAGCGAACAGGAACTAAGTAAAGGAATGAGTAACGAAACTATCAACAGCAGTAATATCACAGCAAGCTGCAAAGTGATATACGTTAAAACTTATGACGGTGATGTTACCGCATTTCAGAATATCAGCAACGGAACTAACCCGTATTACTTGCAGTCAGGGTGCTTTTGTGGAGTGTGTGGGAAACTTTACAAAACATCGCTGGGACTAAGGCGGCATAAATTAAAGTCTATGCACTCGGAGGCTAACCAATGAAAGAATGGATGCCAAAGAATCCTTGCCCCTGTGGTACCATTAGATATCCTGATGGGCATAAATGCAACGATGACGCTGACGAGTGTTCCACCCTGGCTTATTATAAAGGAGCGATAGATTACCAACGCAAACTGCTGGAACATCTGATAGCAAATGTGGCAGACCCATCAAGGCAATTTGAATCAATGCTCTCTCAGTTGGAGGAAAGCAAATGAGAATAGTTAAACCTGATGCAAAGGTTATCACTGGTCAAGATGATGGCGGTGAATACGGCAGAGCATACAGCATACTGGACACCATCGAAATTAGGCTGGACTACTTCAGGGAGTGGTACTATCGCAAATACAAATCAACAGAAGGCGGCAGCATAAATTACAAAGATGTGCCAGCACTAATACAAGAATGGCTGGCATCACTGGAGGCGAAATGAGAATAATACCTGATGCGCCGATGTCATCAATACATATAGTGCATAACTGGCAGAAGGTAGCCGAAACAGAGGAATGTTTCTACCTTGCCTCCGACACCATCGAAATATCTGATGCTGAGTGGGAAAGTATTTGGCAAGGATATTATGAAGTTGCTGTTAATAGAAACTACTCAGGAAACTTTGCAGAATACCTCCGTGCCCTCATCTCACTGACAGGAGAGGGGAAGTAGTGCCAGCATATAAGCCGCGTTTTACCGTGCATTATCTGAAATCCCTGGAAGATAAGGCCGGTAAATTATCAGCGGTTGACTACGTGAAGGTAGAATTGCTCGTTACCCGCTGCGGCAAATGGAATAACTGCGAGATGTGCAAATTACGGAAGGCGTGTTGCCGTGCTTATGATAAGTTATAGATGGCTTGCCCCGAAGGAAATAAACTTTAGCCGTGAACAGATGGAAGGGTTTTTATTGCCTAACCTGTATATGCTGCGGGTTGGCGATTGGCCCCCGGAGTGTCCAGAAACAGGATATACCGGCATTGACGCGGCGGCGATCCGGCGGCAGCACAGCGGTCAGGCCAGTTATGCACGGGCATGTGAAATAGCGGCGGAGGTCGGCGCCAGGCTGAATAATTGCGGAAAGTATGCCCGTATTATATATAAGCTGAATTGTTAAGAAGGCAATCACCCCGATAAATTAGCGCAGGAATTTAATATGCAGATTGATGATTTTAATGAGCTGTGGGATAGGTTACTGCACTATATTTCAGGCTGGAATCGGAAGCGTATTAGCTTAAAGCGATGGCGCAAAATGACGGAGGTCAAAGCATGACACAAGAACAGATAGAGGCGCATTGGCCTATATTCAAAGACTGGTATCTCAAAGAAAAGAAAGTCGGCTATATGCCTTCAGGGGCATTACTGATAACAGGTTGGTATGAATACTGCACGGTCTATAATAATATGCTGGACAGTAATCCCCCGTTAATAGTAGACCCGGTAATCAGTGACGCGCCCGATGATTAGCCAACAATTTAGCACCACAACGGCAAAATAGGCCGTTAAAAGTTTAACCCTTATCGATTGTATAGGGAGAACGTAAAAAGAAAGACCCCGGACATAAGCCGGGGCCTTTGCTTTTGAAGTAACGATGGGGGGTCATCTTTTGGGTGGGAGTCCCTTGAGGTTATCCCCTACTATTTCATAATCTACTACATATTCGGCAATCTCAAAACCGTATTCCCCATAAACTTTAGCTACTTGCGCTGCCTTTTCGTGGGTAGAGAATATGCCGTGGACATATTTACTAATCCTATCGTGAATGTACAGCAGGTATACGGTCATTGTCCACCTCAGTAATAACAACCTGGACATTACAGTGTAAGCAAATATGTGTTTTCCCATCCATGCAAGCCCCCATTTCCCGCCCGCAAAACTTACAAACTGCGAATTTGCCGTTTGCACATTGAATCCATTTCATCTCATTCTCCTTTTTTTTCTTTGCTTTTGGTGGATGGTTGCTATTTGTTTCTGATCTGAAATGTATTAAGTAATTTCCAGTCGGCGGGATTATCGGTCGGCGTTTCATAGACTTCCAGTTTGCCGTCAGCATACACAGCATAGTAATACTCAATATCGCCGTGGAAGTCTTTGCAGATACCAATATTTAAATATCCATCCTTGAGTTTAGCGACTAACCAGGCCGATGCGTATTCAATATCACTTAATCCCCGATGTATGTTAAAGTCGGTCAGTATAGGTACTATGGTTTTCGGTACGCCTGCATCTGAATCAGGATAGCCGTCACTGTGCCGGTATAGTAACGCTTCCCACTGGTTAAGGTCCTTTGCATCCGCTTCGTAGAATCCGATTTGACATCTTGTTGACATCTCATTCTCCTGATTTTATTTTCTTCGGTGCATCCAACCGGGACTTGCACCTGGGACAAGCCTTTGGATCGGGAACCCGTGGCTCCCATTCGTACTTGCATTTGTTACATTTTGCCATTATTTGACCTCCTGTTTTACCTTCATTCGATTATAGAACGCTTCAAGTTTAACCTTGCGGTCGGCTTCCCAATCTTCCAATAACCAGAAACGCTGCCCTCTTTCCTTTGCAAACATGAGATGATACACACCGCGTAATACCCGGCCATTATCAAGATGTATTGTGTAATGTAGTGGCATGTAATTATCGGCCGGTATTGATTCGATGATTGTCCCTGTATCCTCGCAGTTTGCCATGTCGCCGGTGTAGTAAATTCGCTGTCCTATTTGTAGCATCTTGTCCCCCTTTTTATTTGAGCATCCGCTCTATTCGAGACCGGACATTGCCCGGCCCCGCGTTAGAGAGGATTTTTAGCTGTGATTGTATTTGAATACGCGCTTGAAAGTCTTTTTATCGAAGTATGCGCTATCACGGAGGCCATGCTTTACCGGATGTTTGCGGTATAGTTCCCACACTTCAACAGTACGCGCCACTTCACTGTAATTGTTTCCGGTATCATCCCAATGATCCAAGATAATCCCACCATCGCGCACACCGTAATTGCTCATGGTATCACCAAAGAAGCGCATGGTATCCCGTGTAAAGAAGAACCTATCTTGTCCTTGTTCGACATTTGCCTTTAATTCTGACGGTGTCATTGTCTCCCTCCCATTTATTTTGATGTCTAATACTACCACTACTAATAATACTTTGTCAAATGAGACTAAATAGCTTCACGCTCAGTATCAAATAGCAGTTTGCAAAGATTATAGCTAAATAGGATCAAATGGTTAGGATAGCGTTATATATAATGGCAATAATGATCATGGCTGCGTACCTGGTATATAGACTACATGCAGCATAACCGGCGCTTACAGGCCACTGCCGGGCATTAGGTACTGACAATAACTGATTGCGTTTAATGCCCGGACATAGCCATGATTTTAATATGTTGATAAAAGCATATATAGATAGATGGTCCGTAAATCTGATCCCGTACATAGTCATATCCTGGGACTACGGAGAGCTCACGATCTCAGCCGGTTGGTTATCATTCTGCATATATATAGTATTCAATGATAATAGCTGTGAATAGCTTCAATTATGACTCAACCTATAATACAAATAGCTTCAACAACAATAACCACTGTATATATAGATGATAGCCTACTTAAATATGAATAGCTTCAAAAGAATAGAACCATAATATAAGGGAACACAGTAAATAAGTATGAATAGCTCCAGCACTATGGAATTATGCACGGCCCGCAGCAACAACCAGGCGCGGGAACATCTATATTGTGTACAGATATTCCGTGCACAAAGTAATTATGGATTAGCTTCGGATTAGATATGCCATGTCGCAAAATGATTCTTTTACGACCCGGCTTGAAGCTAACGCCAGCGCCCTCCTACAATTCCCCGGACTAATGAGACATACAATGTATAGTTTGTATCATGTAGCTTCGATACTGGTTCGCAGATTGGTTAATTCTGCGAATCGGCAGGAGTAGCAAACATGCTGTGCCCCATGAGTGTTGAGACTAATGACATGATAATGATGCCCGCCCCGGCCAGGAGGATAAAGGAAGCGCGCGATCCTACCAGGGGGGAGTACGACCCCACGGGTAGAGGGTATATAGTAATTCGCAAGCACGGAATTTTTGAAAACAAAGGGATTTTGGATGAAATTGAAGCAAAGTGTTAAAAGTAAAAACTCGGTGAAGCTAAAGGTTGTTGAGGTAAGTGAGAGTGAGAGGGTAGAGTTGCAGCAATTTTTTCTTGATGAGTTTTTGAGGTATGGGAAGTTTACGGCGGCATGCAATCGGTTAGCTTCGCGTGGTGAGCAGTATACGGAGGCGGTTG